GCGGTTATACCGGTGATGACCCGTCGAAGCTGGCCTCGGGCTTGCTCTACACCGAACGCCAGGCGCGCATCACGGCGCAGGAAGCGGAGGTGACAGCCCGGACGGCGCTGGAATCGACCGTTAACGCCAACAAAGCCAGCGTGACGCAGGAACTGGCAACGCTGACGACTGAGCAGGAGGCGCAGGCTACAACGCTGTCGGGCCTGCAGACCACCGTCGGGAAAAATACCGGCGATATCACGCGCATCGATAAAGCTGTCGCCGATAACAACAAAGCGCAGACTACTGCGCTGGCTGCTGTTAAAGCCACAACCGACCAGAACACGGCGGACATCAGCACGGAAACCACGGCCCGCACGGATGCAGACAGTGCGCTGGGGCGTCGTATCGACAGTCTGAAAGTGGATGTGGACGGCAACACTGCCAGCCGCGACGCCGGTATTGTCGGCAACGTCAGCAACGCTCTCGCCAACTTCATGGCTTTCTCTGATCAGCGCGTCACGTTCGCCGTTGGCGAAACAAAAACGATGGCCGAGATCACCGAGACCCGGAAGACCGCCGCGGATGCCACAAGCGCTGTAGCCGAACAGGTCACCTCGCTCAAGGCAACTGTTGAAACCAACGGACAGACGACCACTGCAGCGATTACGCGCATTGATAAAGCTGCGGCAGATCTGAAGAGCGCTACGGCTAGCAGCATCCAGGAGGTAAAGGCTGAAATTGGTGATACCAATTCCGCAGTCCAGACGACCAGCCAGGCTGTTGCTGACATCAACGGTAAGCTGAGTGCGCAGTGGGGCGTTAAAGTCCAGGTGGAGGCGAACGGCGTTAAACGCATCGCGGGTATCCAGCTGGGCATTGACGGTACAGGGGCCTCAAACTTCCTGATTTCTGCCGATACGTTCGCGGTTTATAACCCGACGACGAACGGGCAGGAGCTGGTGTTTGCTTCGACCGGCGGCCAGATGTTCATGCGTTCGGTGTTCATCCAGGACGGGTCCATCGATAACGGCAAGATCGGGAATTACATCCAGTCCAGCAACTGGGACGGGACCGGCAATGTTGGCTGGCATATCAATAAATCCGGGTATGCGACGTTTAACGGCGTGACAGTTCGCGGGACGATCTATGCCACTGACGGGATTTTTAAAGGCAGAGTTGAGGCGACCAGTGGGAGCTTCAGGGGCACGGTTGAAGCGACATCTTTCGTTGGAGATGTAGCCAACACAGGGGTATATCCAGATGCCACTGGCCGAGGAAATGGTCTTGTTTCTGCGAGTATACCGATGACGTATATGGATTCCAGCAACAGCGCACTGAATAAAAACGCTGTTGTAGAAGCCATAATTTATGTGCGAGGACTTACAGGTGCGGTTACGTCCACCGTTCGGGTAACTATCGCCGGGAACGTTCGAACGTTTGACTACGATGTCCCTACAGGTGGAGTGTGGTTTACTGCAAGGCATGCAGTAACTGGCCTAGGGGGGCAGCGCATTGACGCTAGTGTCGTTGTCACCTCTAGCAACGCCGTTGTAGGAATCTCTGCGGCAACAATGACCGTGACTCGCGGTACCGGCTCCTTCTCCTAATCCCTAAACCCTAAGAACCTCCAACCCAGCTCCGGCTGGGTTTTTTTATTTTAAGGACATCACGAATGGCTACGATAACCGACGATTTAGCGAAAGCTGTCACGGAAGGTTTTCGCCAGGCGCAAATTGATATCGCCAACCAGGACCTGATTTTATCGGGTGCCGGTGACGTCACCGTAACACTGGCAGATGGATCGAAAAAGACAGGCCCCAGTTGGTCGAAGCTAAGCGCTCAGGCGATGGCGGCAGGAGACAGTGCTGCTGCGGCGGCAGTATCAGAGAAGAATGCAAAGACTTCCGAGACGAACGCGAACTCATCAAAGAACGCAGCCGCCAACAGTGCAGCCGCTTCTGAATCAGCAAGAGCTGCAGCAGCAGCCTCACAGGCGGCGGCTAAAGCATCAGAAGACAATTCAAAGACCTCAGAAAACAATGCAGGAGCCAGCGCCAGCAGTGCCGCAGCCTCACTGGCCGCCGCGCAGCAGTTGACATCGGTACCCTATGAGGCAGCGCCTTACCCTGATGTGTGGGTGCCGTTCAACGATAGTTTGAAAATGGAAGGCATTGCACCTTACGATACTTTGACTATTTCCGGGAAGATGGTGGAATTAGCATCAAAGTCTGCAATATTCATCCGGTCAACTGTCGCAACTTATATAGATAAATCCGGTATAATGCGAAACGCGGATATTAATGAACCTCGTTTCGAGAAAGAGGGGCTTTTAATTGAGCCTCAAATTACGAACCTCTATACCTATTCAGAACAGTGGGGCGCAGGGCAGCGCGTTACCACAACGAATAATAGCGGCGACTCGCCTCGCGGCGATAAAACGATGGCGCTTATAATTGAGGATACCTCCACTACCATTGAACACTATGCACAAGACCGCAATATTATTTTAACAGCAGGAACAACTTATTGTTATTCGGTTTTCGTAAAAGCTCACACCAGCCCGCGAAATTTATATCTGCGCGTTGCTTCTGGTAGTACATCAGGTGTTTTCTTTGACCCTGTGTCAGGGGCCTGGGTTGGGTCTGGTACTGGCGCTCAGTTTGTTGATCGTGGTTTTGAAGATTTCGGAAACGGTATGTACCGCGTCTGGATGGTGTTCACGGCTGGGGCAAGCCAGAGTACAGTTATTCGTATTCAATTAGCGAATGGTCTTTCATCGAACTATACCGGCGACGGTGTGTCTGGTTTATACGCCTGGGGCGCACAATTAGAAGATAGCCCATTCCCAACATCGTACATCCCGACGGCTGCAACTACAGTTACAAGAGCTGCTGATTACTGGCAAATCCCGAAAGAAAACTGTGGATACCCTACTCTTGCTACGCTATTCAACAGAACTTTAGCATTTGAATTTTTCCCTAAATATTTACAGGCTGCCGCTGGGTATATTGAAATTGTTAAGGTGCAAGGACCAAGCAATGATATTGTTTGCAGGTGGGTTAACGACAACACAGTAAAATCGTATCGAAGTTCAACGGCCATTAGTATACCTTGCCCCCAGGGTAGTAGCGGAGTATTCGTTCATACAACGGAAAGGGGCAGGATATCAAACTACTACAACGGTAATTCAAACTCGCATAGCGTTACTCCTAATGGCATCACGCAATCCGTTTCGTATATAGGGAATATAAACCAAACTACATCCGTAAGGTTTGTGTACCACATTCGTAACTTACGTATCTGGCATCGCCTGCTAACCCCTAACCAAATTAATGGACTCCGCTAATGAGAGACTTATATCTGCGCTTTAATGACGCCGACGAAATGCGCACGCAATTAATCGCGGCGGGGTTTGTGGATGATGAAGAACAGGGTGGTTTATATCACCCTGATATCAGCCTGGATATCGTCGGCGTTATCACTGTTCCTGCTGAAGTTATCAATCCCGGTGAAGAAAAAGAAGTTATCAAGTACACCACCGAACCCGGCTATCACGTCAATTTGCGGGTCATGAATGACTCGCTCGATTTATCCGTGCTGAACGACTTTGTGGTTACACCGAAAACACCGGCTCGCGTCTGGGCGTAAGGAGTTAAGTTATGGCAATGAGAAAAGACAGCATTACTCTGACCACTGCGGAGATTTCGGATCTGGGCACGGCCGCCAAAAAGGATGTTGGCGCAGCGAAGGGGCAGGTTATAACGGTGGGCGATACGCTGGGAATAGGTGATCCTGTCGTTACTGTCCCGACGTCAGCTCAGGAGAAGGGCGCTCATTACGCATATTATGACGGGAACACCGGGTATGGTGGCTCAGGCGTGGAACTCAAGCACGTTCTCAGGGCTTCATCCGCTGCAACAGGCGGCCTTTCAGTAATCAGGATGATCAACTACTTCAACCGGGACAGGAAGGTTATAGGGGTTGCATGCTTTGGTGCGTCTGAAGAGTGGAGGGTTAACTTCTATCACTCAGGGAATACGACCCAGGCTGCCGATGGAACCTTAAAAGCAGCCTCGCCAGTCATCCGCCTGTTTCATGACGGCCGCGCAGTCTGCAACGAAGAATCTGAGGGGTGCGCAGTTGAGCGACTGGGAATAGGGGAGTATCTGATAAGCGGCTGCATAGGGCTCAATTCAGATGCGGCCTGGGGTGGGGTTGATGGCGGGTTCGATATACCCAAAGACCGTAACCGTCAGCCGCTTATCTGGCTGGATTATAGAGTTAACCCGGACGGCTCAGTGCTGGTAAAAACCTTTCACCGTACCCATCCTGATGCTCCGGCGTTCGCCAGAAATGAGATCTCCGGGATTTCCGAAGGCGACCCGGTTGATATCCCGGTCGATCAGTTCGTCTCTGTCCGTGTGGAGATGCCGGTGGACAGCATCTGGAATCAGCGCCAGTTGGAGGCCGCGGCTGCTATGGCTGAAACAGTCCCAGAAGAACAGCCGGATGTTCAGCCGTAATTATCATCAGCTGTCTCAGCGAACAACTCAGGATAGAAAAAAAGCCCGCACGGGAGCGGGCATAACTCCCTTAGCTTTGTTATTAATCCTGCGTTCATGACGCAGGTAAGTAACATATCGGCAGCATTTGCCATTACTTTAAAAATCAGCTTTTTAAAATGTCGACCGGCCAAATGGCACAGGCGGAAATGGGGCAGGGTCAAACTGCGTGTGAAGTATTGATACTGAGAAATGTTGAATTGAGGCACTGTTAGCTATATAAAAATATTTATTAATTTGATACAGCTAACGGCCCGGGGGCATCGTACCTGTCATGAAATTCATCTGTCCTGTTTGCAGAAGTAACCGGTTCTTTTTCACCTCCTTTAATCCCGAGCAAAACCTGCCCCACGGCGCGGTATGTTCCGTATGCGGAACCCGACTTACTACGCGCTCCATTCGTCCAACGCCACGCAGAAGACGCTGGCCTAAACAGGTGGATTAAGTCCCTGCTGACACGAAGCGGGCTCCTGTCACCGCTACAGTCCTCTGGGCTTTTCAGAGCTCAGTTTTATACCGGAAATTCTGGTATACCCGCTTGGTCAATTCGGCAGAACAGCCAGATATTCAGCATTATCTATCAATAGGCAATGCTTTCTTGATCTGCAACCTCTTTAAAACTACTGTATGAATACACAGCAATAATAAATGAGAGGTAATCATGCCCCGCCAATCAGACATTAACTCGGCGTTTACCGCGGCCATACAGCTAAACCCGAAAGGGTATCAGTGCCTTCACACGAATGACTTCATACGTGAGCTGCGCGCCAGGAACTGGCATTTCACCCAGGCTGATGCGAATGAATGGATCGAGCAGTACCAGACTTGTTTCGTAGACAAGACGCCGGACGGTAGCCAGAACCGCCTATGGATGCTGCGCAATATGGGGAGAGTTCTGTAATGGGATTCGTATCGCCAGCAACAGACTATGTAGAGCGCAGGCTCTGCCCTGAAACCATTTGCGGAATTGGCATCGACAGCAGAATCCTTGAGACGTCATCCGGGTTTGCGGTGATCGAGCCGGTCACCCGACTTGTGCAGGGGCAGGTTCTGCTGATCCTTAGTGGCGGTCAGACTCAATTTGCACGGTTTCTGGGAAAAGCATTAATCACAGAGGACGGCGAGGCGATAGAAGGCGACGCAGCTGAAGAGGTCGAAGTCTTGGGCAGGGTGACTTTCTTTATCAACAGCACAGGCGCGGATGATAGGCCGGTGTAAAAATCCCATAAAAAAGCCCGCATCAGCGGGCTTCTTATCACTCGGGAGCCGCGGCTCCTTTGCGTATCCTTTTTTGTCCCCTCACCGTCTGGTCGGTGTCCTGCTGAGACTGCTAACTTCCTGTTATTGCTGGTGACGTCCTATCACCGTCCAATCATGATTGGTGGAGCTGGCGGGAGTTGAACCCGCGCTCTCGAAACCTCGACAGGATTAACGATGATCGAACCGGTCTGCATCTGAACGCATTCGAAAGAAAGACATGATGGCCTTGCCTAAAAAGTCTAAGTTCCGCTATGAGCGAGAAGCGGACATATGATGTTTAGAAACCGCGCGATTTGCAGTTAAGCAATCTAAGTTACTGAGGTACCATAGTTGGAACTGCTGGTGGGTTTGTGTGAAACACCATCATTATCACTATAAGGAAATGAAAGTTGAAATGAATACTAAACTTTTAGCCTATTTAAACAATGAGTTACATGGAGTGTGGATAGATAGTGAAAATCGCAATATCCACATAATACTTAAATCAAGCATTCCTATAATTAAATCCGTCTGGTCAGGAGCACCTATCCATCTTTTGGTAGGTCTATCTACTAAAAAAAATATACTAGTGATCGGGATGTTGATTGAAGATAATGTCGATAATCCATTTTTACTGGCCTATCCACCAAGAGAGGAAGATGAAATCAAAGGGCTGGATTTGTTATTGTCAGGTGATTATGATGGCATTCAACTAACATTTTTTGACTCGCATACAATGCGTGTTATGGATCTTAAAGTAAAAGTTTCGAAAAATTTATCGGATAAATATTTAAAAAATTTTTGTGCTAATTCCTATTCTCTCAATTCAGGATTTAGGGAAGGCAATGAAGCAATGGATGAATTCTGCGACAATGCTTTGACTGGTAACGATAAAATATTCAGTCTGCCACTAAGTGTAATCGATAAAAAATCTTATCTTGCAAGTATTCATGAACCAAACAATACCAAATTAACATATGAATTTAGCGCCAGCAAAAACGGCTCTGAGGGATATGAGCAGGAAGCTCTTATAAATCATGCTTTGCGGCAAATTTTTTCACCTGAAGAAGTGTTTTTTTCTCCCGATATTATTGAGGGTAATAAAAAAAGAGAACTAGTTGATATTCTTGTTGTAGAAAATGACCACGTATTATCTATACAGTCTAAAGCATCATCATTGATTGAAATGGGATTAAAATCTCATGAGAAGCTTTGTAGCATGTATAAGAAAAAAGCATTACAAGGTATCGATCAGGTTAAAGGTGTCATCCCAATTCTAAATAATGATGTGGTTATTAATCATGACGGGATGGAACATTTAATAAAGAGAAGAAAGGGTGTTTATCATTTGGTGATAATCTCAGATCTTGTTTTAGAGAAGGAAGATGCTGAAAAGATTTATGACGAAATTAGCAACCTTAAAGAGTCAAAAGGGGCGAGAGTTTTAGTTATGAGTCTTGATGGTCTTGTAAATTTTATAAAACTATCAAGATTAAATAAAAGAATGTTTTGGGCAATGCTGGAGACTAAATACAAGTTCAGCATAAAAAACCGTACAATTTTAATTAGAGACATCGACTCTAGCCAAGAGAATAATCTACCATTACTTGCCACTGATCAATACCTATCACTTCTTCGAGGTAAGGGAAAATTAAAATAAATTTTATCAATGATACCGTTGCCATGTACCGAGGCTGGCTTATGAACTGCACAGAAGGGTTTTCCAGCAGTTCTGCGACCGCAGCTGCACATCGATGCCGGATTGTGCCTGCAATTATGCAGCTGGCCGCGTACTCAGCTAAGAGAATCTGCTGGCACTGGACGGAATAACCCGAACGTCCAAAGAGCGCGCAGTTTCATGTCAAAAAATAAACAGCTTGTCCGCTCCTGGCACTTAACAGACAAATATTTTTGATCGGGTAAGGCACTTTTAGTCTTGAAAGTGGTTATCAAAACTCTAAGCAAGTATGGCAAAAACAAAGGCTTATAAGGCAGGTCAAGCAAGCCATAAAATCTGATTTTGTGTTATCGTTCTTATATAAAGCAATGGCTTACAACGATTGCGTGTAACTACTGCTGCGTCACATGGAATGGTTCGAAGCCGCAGACCTGATCGTTAAAGGTATGGAAGGCGCGATTAACGCCAAAACCGTAACTTACGATTTCGAACGTCTGATGGAAGGCGCTAAACTGCTGAAATGTTCAGAGTTTGGTGACGCGATCATCGCGAACATGTAATCCGGTTTCCGGGTTATGTAAGAACGGGAGCCTGTCGGCTCCCGTTTTTTATTATTAGCTTTCGAACGGTTATCAAAAGTTTATCAAAACAAGTTATCAAAACCCCACCCCAAAATCCTATATCGCGATTGTCGTCCAGTCCTTCCCGCGGTCATCATGATAGCCATCGGTCTGCTGCTGGGACCTATGTCCCAAGAGTTCTTTCGTGTTTACACCTTGCGCTTTATATAATCTTTCCGCTAAGGATCGCTGCTCGTGAAAAGTAGAAGGGGTCTTACCTTCTTGTAACGGGATCTCAGCTTTATCGCGTGCCTTGCTGAAATTCGTTGTCAATGTATTGGATTTAACCTGGGCACCACGATCTGCTTGAGAAGTAGCTCTGAAAAAATGAACCAGATAAGGGCTAACGGCATAATCTCGGCAGCGTGAAATTATGTCGCGCAGGCTCCAGTTTATGGCGTTCAGGCGAAGCGATAGCGGGATGGCAATTTTGCTCCCTGTTTTTTCCTGAAGCACATGCAGGTGATCATCCCAGACATCGCTAAATTTCATATTCGAAATATCTCCGAGGCGCTGGCCTGTTACCAAGGCCAGAAGCATCGCATTTCCCATATATTGATGATTGCTGTCCGCAATCTCGAATATCTTCTGCCATTCCTCCAGGCTCAGTCGCTGGCGGGTAATTTTTCTGCGGGGCTTTTTGGTCGCTGATGCTGGATCGTAACCAGGAGGAACTTCACCCGCATGCTGAGCTTCTTTAAAAATATCAACAAAGACTGTCCGCACTACCTGGGCCATTCGTGGCTGGCCAGCCGTGACGTATTCATCAAGCAGCTGGGCAATATCGCGAACATCCACAGATGGCAGTAGCTTCATACCGACTCGTTCTCGCAACAGTGAAACCGGTTTGGTTTTCTGTTTGAATGTGTTCAGTTTGATGTCGCCCGTCGCCAGACGTTCTTCCTGAATCTTCCAGTATCGATCTAACCAGGTGGATACTGTGATCGCTTTGCCTTTGCTAGTGGCGATCCTGTCGCTGATCGCCAGAATTTGCCGGGTTCTCTGTTCCGCCAGGCGCGCATTAGCTTCAGTAGCGATCGCTATAGCTTCTGCCTCATCGGTTCCCAGCGCATGGAACTTGCCTGTAACGGGGTGTTTGTACCGCCAGTAAACCTTATTCACCTTTCTGCTGAAGAGAGGGTAAAGGTTCGGAATAGAAACATTGTTTTTACGTGGTCGGGCTGCCATCAGCAAGAATCCTCTGAAGTATTGGCGAGTCAGTCTTTCGGATATTTGGCTTAGCCAATTCGCCTACAAGTTCTGCATCTTCCCTTACTCGCCATTTGCGACCCTGTTTCATCGCTGGTGGAGAAAATAGATTTTGTTTAGCGTATCGGCGCAAAGTATTCAATGCCGGTGGACTGCTCCGGTATTTGTCTGCTGCCCATTCCTCAAGCGTGAGCATTTGCTTCATGGCTTATTCTCCACTTTACCGGCTGCACCCGGTCATTCTTTGAAAATACAGGTCCCGCAACCATTGCGGAACCAGTCACAACAACTACCACATCGGTTTACTTTTTTATTTGCGGATCCTCCTGCTGCGATGCTGCTAAATGATGTCCAAGACCTTCGTCCGTGAATGAAATAATGACCTTGGTAGGGTCAGCGCACTGCGCCTCCTCGCCATGCCGGAACACAACAAAGCTGCAACCGTGCAATTCAGCCAGCTTATGGGCCTGCTGAAGCCATTCTGGCAACTCATCATTCTGGCTTGGCTCGGCATCCTGCATCATGGCACCACGGCAGGCATTCCACGCATCAGCGGCGGCGTGTCTCTGTTCTTCGTCCCACTGGTAAGCCACTCCGTGGGGCGGACGGATGCTGGCAAGAATTTCGATGCTTCCCGGCGTGGCCTCTTCTGGAACTACCAGCGCTGGCGGGGCGGTGTATAACGGACCCGGCTTAACATCATGTCGGCGCCAGCGAATATCGCAGGTCCTTTCCTCGCTCGGAGATGACCAGGCTACTACATCAGCAACCGGCTCAGGCTCCGGTGTCATCAATGCCGCCATCGCGATTTCAGCCAGGCGCAGGCGTATAGCTGTTTGCTGAGACGGAATAAGCTCGTCACGCTCGCGCCAGAAATCAACCTCTTCACGCGCCTGATCGGTTAACTGCTTATTGGTGAATTTAGTCATGGATTAGTCCGCCCAGTAAGTAAGTTCTTCCGCCAGGCGGTCATCTGCCTCGGCCTGATTTGGGATATCAGCATCGGTTTCAATGCTGGCTCCTGCAAAATCACGAGCGCAGGCTTTCCGGTGCTTGCGGTTACCCATGCCCCATTCTGGTTTTTTCAGCTCTTTATTCCATGCACGCAGCATGAGCTTCATTGGTGACTTAGCCATCTTAGCCTTCCCCGTTGATGCGGATTCCGGCTACCCGCAAAGCATGCTCAACATCGTGACGAGAGAACCATGGGCCGTTATCTTTGGGGATCATGACGCCGCGTTCTGCCTCGTTAATCGGATGACCAGGGCGAACTGAATAACCAGTTGGGAGCGTCACTTTCACACCTTGCACGCGCACTTCAGCCAGGAAGGCGTCGGTGGCCGGGGTAGACGGCATACCGTGACCAGCGCATTTGGTGGCACCAGTTTTGATATTCTCCACATAGCACTCGTCGCAGATGTACTTCTTCAGCCCCGCATTCTCAGCCGCCAACGCATCACGCTGCTTCGCTGCTTCGCGTTGCGCCACTAGTGCAACATCCAGTCGTGTGGCCAGCTCCCTTACCATTTCTGCTGATGCTTTCGGCAAATAGCGTGCAGCGTGGTGGGCGGCGTGAATCAACTGAATATTGGTCAGGCGCATTTGCGGATCCCCGTCAGTTCGTTGAACCGGGCCATGAACAGACCGTAGGCCTGGCCGGGGCGAAGCGGGATAACGGTAAACAAGTCGGTCGGTGGGATGCCCTCGAGCGCTGGCCACACGGTACCATCGTCGATGTCCAGATCCCGGCGTTCGGTACCGAGCATGACCAGGTCGGCATATTTCACCGTATCGTGCTGGTGGGTCGGTAATCCGAACTTCGCACGGATTTCGCTATCGACATACGCCTCGATACGCTGGTAATCCGGGAGCAGGCGTTTCAGCGGCGCCGGGATGTCCTGGCAATATCCTCGATCACGATATCGTCGTGATGAATATTGAGGTAGTTAATATGCTTCCCGGATAGTGTCTGAATATATGACATTACGTGTTCTCCATTAATACGCGCTGCACCGCGCCTGATTTTTGGTTGCAGCAACCCAACCCATAGACATGGGGCAGGTCACTATTTAGGGGTTATCGTTGGGCTTCGCCGCCCAGCGCCGTAGTCAGGCTGTTGAGAAGGGCAGCCAGCTCGCCGGTCATCAGGATAAAATCAGCATCAAAGCGCGCGGCGGCATCTTCCCGATCGATATCGTCGTTCTGGTCGCGCAGCTCGTCGGCGAACCTGAGTCGCTTAATCGCGCCGGCATCGCTCAGCACGAAATTAATGCGCTGCTGCCAGTCCAGCGAAAGCTGAGTTACCAGCTTGCCAGCATCGAGGTGAGTGGCGATCTCGTCGCTGGAAAGCTCCTGCTTTTTGAAGCGGCCGATGCCGCCATCTTCCAGTATTGCTTTCAGCTCGGCCTCATCGCCCAGCGCAAAACCTGATGGCGCTGAAGCGTTACGCACCCACTCGGTGAGGGTGATCTCGATTGGGGTTTCCATGGTCAACGGCACGACGGGCAGAGAACCAAGCGTTTTACGGAGCAGTGCCAGTGAGTCTTCGGCGCGGCGAGCGTTCGATGTATCGACCATCACCATGTCGGCGTTAAGGTTCACCCAGATGCGGATCATGCTGCTACGGGTAAAAGCTCGCGGCAAAAGGGAGTGAAGCACTTCATCGCGCAGGGAGTCTTTCTCAGTTTTCTTGAGGCGGCGACCCTGATCAGTTTCCAGCTTCGACACCTTCTTATTCAGCTCTTCTGCGATCACCGGCTTTGGCAGAATCTTTTCTTCACGGCGGATAACGAGCAGCAGCTGGTCATTCACCAGATGAAAAAGCTGATCGGAGTGCTGGCCCAGCGGCGGCACCCAACCGGCTTTTGCCATATCCTGGCTACCGCACGGGGTGAACTGGAAGTTCTCGAGCTGGCGCGCCAGTTCCTCTGTTTTGCCGTCTTGAACGAGGACAATGTCACGGCTGAGGCGGTAGATCAGAAGGTTTTTGAAGAACGGGGTAGACATTACTTTCTCCTCAGGGCGTGGCGGCCATCTGCACTGGCCGCCAGGTTAGTTTCTCCACACAACACAGGAGAGCACCTGCACAATATCTCGACTGCAATCGCCTTATGTGCCCGGGTGGATTGGGTTATGAGCCCGTCGCCCGGTGATGCTCTCGTGTGTTGCGTAAAAAAATTGCGGCATCCTCACGGGTAGAGACAGATGCCGCCAAAGACAGCAACGCAGCTTTTACAGGTTTTAGGTTGTGATATCGGGCCGCTGGCACATATGCCATATGCGGCTGATTTCAAGATAATCATAAATTGCGAGTAACGCAAGTAATAAAATGCATATTACGCAATTTATAGGTGCAAAAAAAAGACCTCATATGAAGTCTTTATTTGTGGGAGGCTTTCTATCCGTGGCGTTTGAAGGATTGTGACTGGCTGATCAAAACCTTTCCGTAAATGTAAAACCTATGCTCGTTATCCTTCGTAATGTTCCATTCTCTATACATAGGGTTGTCTGAGATAACCAGCAGCTGGTCTGGAATCATCTGAAGGCGCTTAACATAAACTTTGCCGTCAAATCCAAACACATATATGCCATCACCATCAAATTCATTAATGTTTACATCAACAAAGATGAGATCACCTGGTTCAATGGTAGAAGCCATGCTGTCGCCACGAACATTGATGACCTTGACTCCAGACGACGTTCTGCCGCCAAACATAGCTAATGCCTGGTCGTTGCTGTATTCGATAGCATGGATGACATCTATGACATCGCTACCCTGAATATGTCCTGCCCCGGCGCTTGCGCTCACATCAAGTACCTCGACTCTGTATACATCAGCAGCCTTACTGACTGGTGTATCGCTTCCACTGTTTATGTATACAGTAGTATCATTTTCAGCAGAGGTAAATAGGTCTGGGACACTGACGCTTAAAGCGTGAGCAAGTCTGTTAAGTGTCTGTTCTGAGAACTGCTTTTGTTTACCCGTTTCGAGGCGGGAAATATTGGCAGCATCAACCCCCACAGCCTCTGCAAGCTCTGCGATTTTTAAATTCTTCGCCAGGCGAAGTTGTCGTATGCGAGATCCTATATTCATGCGCCCATTACATGTTGTTTTTGCGTCTCATGCAAAGCAACTTGCGCAATTCGCTAACATGCAATAACATGCGTAATACGCAAATAAAGGAGGTATTATGCAATCACCGTTAAGAAAATTGCGTAAATCGCACGGTATGACCTTGTTGCATGTTGCGACTGGCGTACAGGTTGACCCAGCAACTTTGAGCCGCATTGAAAGGTGCGAGCAAGTCCCCTCGGTTGAACTGGCGGAACGTCTTGCCAAGTTCTTTGAAGGAGAGATCAGTGAGTTGCACATTTTATACCCGAGTCGTTATCAAGCATCTGATGACGTAGCAGGCAAGGGTGATCGTAATGCAAACACAGCAGTCTGATTACTACCAAAGGAAAAACAACATGGTAGAGCAAAGCTTGAAAGATGTAGTTAAGTCGATGTGCAAAGCCTATCCAGGCGGGCGTGAAGCGATGGCTGGCGCTCTGGGTATGAAGCTGTCTCAGTTCAATAACAACCTGTACGAGAAGAACGGCTGCCGCTTCTTTGAAGTAAACGAGCTGGAGGCTATGGAGGATATTTCGAACACCTCATTTTTGGCCGATTACTTCGCTCAACGCCGCGGCGCGCTGCTGGTGGATGTGCCTCAGCTTGATGATCTCGACCGTGTGGACCTTTTTACTCGAGCCATGCGTACGGCAGCTGCGCGCGGGCGCGTAGATCAAATTATCCAGGCTGCTTTGGAAGATGGGGTAATCGAAGCACATGAAGCAGAAGAAATTCACGAACATCACCGACGCCATCTGGCTGCGCGTGAAGAAGAAATTCGCGCAATCGTCGCATTGTTCAGCCGTAAGAAAAGCCAAAAGAAATGACGCCCGCGAGTGTGCAGCTCCGGGCGCCGTGGCGTTTCGTATCAGTGGAGAAACTAACGCATGAACAGTTTAAACCGATTCAGACCAGCTAAGCAATTCCGTTGCCCGCCGCTGGTAGGGCGAAATGCCCCGTTCGGCTATGTGGAAAGAATACAAACAGCCGACGGTACCCACAACTACCAGTCACCGAGTGACGTGGTAGGGACATTTGCAGCAATGAATGACCAGGGGCGCAAAGCATGGAACCTCTTGATCGGCGTTACCGAGACTACCGAGGAGTCGAAGTCAATGTCATCGGATACGACCGCGAACGGCGGCAAGTTATCTTCCTGCGAAAAGGCTACGAGCATGAATGCATGCAGCCTCTTGAGCGGTTCAGGGAAAAATTTAGCAGGATTAAGGTAGGTCCAGATGAGCATGGAATTAATGGTCAGAGCCATGAAAGCAAAAGTGGGTAACCCGCTGCGCAAGCTCGTGCTGATCAAACTAGCCGATAACGCCAGTGATCAGGGCGAATGCTGGCCCTCCGTTCCCTATATCGCAGAGCAGTGCGAAATATCTGAGCGCTCTGTGCAAAACCATATCAAACAGCTGGTTGAGGATGGTCTGGTATCAGTTGAAGTCCGCAAGGCGGCCACAGGTCTGAACCGCACCAACGTCTACAAACTCAACCTTCCCAGTGGTGCAAATGCTGCACCCTCTGGTGCACGTCCTGCACCGGGTGGTGAATCTCCTGCACCAGGTGGTGAATCTGCTGCACCGGTTAGTGGTGCAGGAGCTGCACCCGGAACCAGTCAGTTCTCTGAACCAGTCAATGAACCAGTCAATGAAAACTTATTTGATCTGGCCTGGGCGTTATATCCGAAGCGGGCAGGTGGTAACTCGAAAAGCGCTGCGCTGAAAGCCTGGGATGCCCGCGTTCGTGAAGGCGTTTCGCCTCTCGTCATGCTGGAGGGCGTTAAGCGCTATGCCGGGTTTGTTGCTCAGACAGGCAAGACCGGTACCGAGTTCGTCAAACAGGCCAAAACCTTCTTCGGCCCTGACAGACACTACGAAGACGACTGGATGACTCAAGCAAGTTCCGGCATCAAAGAGGATCCGCTTTTTAAATCCAGTTATGTCGGTACCGATTATTCGCAGGGAGCAAAAGGCTTCCGGGTGGTGAACGGATGAGATGCGGATCTGTTTGTGACGGTATTGCAGCCACACTGCCAGCTGAATCGCCGTCACTGCGAACCTGGCAGCGCCCGTTCCTCAAGTGGGCTGGTGGAAAATACCACCAGTTGCCGGATATCGACCGCCTGATCCCCGCTGGCCAGCGCCTGATTGAGCCGTTTGTTGGCGGCGGTAGCGTGTTCATCAACTCCCGTAAGCAAGACTCTTTCCTGCTGGCGGACATCAACGCAGACCTGATCCACCTGTACCAGATGCTGGCTGTGGTACCGGATGTCGTAATTCGTCATGCCCGCCAGTTGTTCAGCACCGGGAACAGCGCCGCAGGGTATGCCGACGTCGCCGATGATTTCAACGGGCAGATGCTGGCCGGGCCGGAACGCGCCGCCGCTTTCCTGTACCTGAACCGGCACTGCTTCAACGGGCTGATCCGTTACAACCTCGCCGGAAAGTTCAACGTTGGCTGGGGCAAATACTCCAGTCCATATTTCCCTGAAAAAGAGATCGAGGCGTTCACTGCGCTGGCGCGCAACTGCGTATTCATGAATGCCGGATTCCGCCGCACGCTTTCTCTGGCTGGCGAGGGCGATGTCGTTTACTGCGATCCACCGTATGAGCCGCTGCCGGGTACCAGCGGGTTCACCAGTTATGCGCCAGGCGGTTTTAGCTGGGAAGACCAGATCACCCTGGCGGAATGTTGTGTTGCCGCCCATCAGAGAGGTGCCAGGGTGGTGATCAGCAATTCATCAGCGCCACGCATCATCGAGCTGTACCAGCAGCACGGCTTCAAACTCAACTACGTCCGCGCCCGGCGCGCGATATCCAGTAAATCCAGTACACGCGAAACCGTCAGCGATATCGTTGCGGTTCTGTAGGGGGTAGGAGTGGTTAATAAAGCATTAACGGTGCGCCAGCAGGAGGTTTTCGATTTGCTGGTGAAATACCAGAGCGAACATGGTTATCCGCCGACTATTTCAGAGCTGTCCCGCCTGATGGGAGTGGTGTCGCCGAATGCGGCCGCCCTGCAGTTGCGTGCGTTGCAGCGCAAAGAGGCAATAACGATAGTCCCGGGCGCGCATCGCGGCATAAAAATCAACAGCCAGCCATCGCAGCTGATCCGGGAGGGTAAATGAAACTGGTGTTGCCTTTCCCTCCGAGCGTAAACACCTACTGGCGCGCCCCGAATAAGGGGCCGCTGGCCGGTCGCCACCTCATCAGCGCCAAAGGACGTGCGTACCAGAGCGAGGCTTGCGCTGCGATCATTGAGCAACTGCGCAGAGTACCGAAGCCCAGCAGCGCGCCAGCGGCGGTAGAGATCGTTCTTTTCCCGCCAGATGCGCGGCGCCGCGACATCGACAACTACAACAAAGCGCTGTTTGACGCGCTGACCCACGCAGGCATCTGGGAGGATGACAGCCAGATTAAGCGAATGCTGGTGGAATGGGGGCCGGTAACGCCCAAAGGCAAGGTTGAGATAACGATCGGCCTGTATGCATAGACAGTGGGGGTGTTGAAAATTATGCAAATCAGCAGTAATGTCAAAAAGTGCAAGCGAAGCGGGCGTGCAGGCCTCTCGCAATACAATCAGTGGAGAACAAAATGAGTCAATTACTCGTAATTGACGGCGTTTCCGTACGCCGTGATATTTTTGGGCGTTACTGCCTTAACGATCTTCATCGTGCTGCTGGCGCTCAGGATAAGCACAAGCCAGCGTTCTGGCTTCGCAACGAACAAACTGAACAATTAATAAGCGAGTTGCAAATTAGCAACTCGGAAACGCCGGACCCGGTCAGCGTTATCCGCGGCGGCAAAGAGCAGGGCAGTTACGTCTGTAAAGAGCTGGTCTACTCCTACGCGATGTGGATCAGCCCCCAGTTTAGCCTGAGGGTGATCCGTACGTTTGATGCAGCTGTAAATCAGCCCCCCAATCTTCAAAGCCAGGCGGCAGATAAGATGCAGGCAGGCGTCATCCTGCTCGATTTTATGCAGCGATCTCTTAACCTCTCCAATTCCTCTGTTCTCGGTGCATGCCAGAAGCTGCAGGATGCTGTTGGTCTGCCGAACCTTGCCCCGCAGTACGCCATTGACGCACCAGCCGGTGCGCCTGATGGCTCCAGTCGCCCCACGCAGTCGCTGAGCGCTCTGCTCAAAGCAAACGGTATCCGAATGTCGGCTACGCTGGCTTACCAGCAGCTGGCCAAGCTGGGGATCGTCGAGCATAAGGAGCGTCGAAGCCGTTCGGGTGTGAATGGTGTTAAGCGCTTCTGGGCTATGACAGCGAAGGGATGCATGTACGGGAAAAACATCACCAGCCCGGCGAACCCACGTGAAACGCAGCCGCATTTCTTCGAGTCAAAATTTCAGGAGCTGTTGCGCCTGCTCGAAACTGTGCATTGAGGTGTCTGTGAGAGCGTTATTAACCCCTGTCGTCGTAAAAGAGTTCGGGATCGTGGCTTTCCGGCCTGGTCCTGAACTCATGCCACATTTCCATCGAGGGCGCATTCTGCTGGAGAACGAGCCGGAGCGCCTGGCCAACCTGCCAACCGGCGAACTTCCAGCGGCAGGCCAGCCGCTGGCAGAGGACCCATTAATGGTGCCTGTCTTTGAGCATGCAGATGTCATTCAGCGGGCTGGTGGCATGTCATGCCTTGAGGCCTGGCTCATGCGCGAATCTGGCTGCCAGTACCGCCACAGCGACTATCACCATCACGAAATGGTCACCATGCGGCATGCACCCGGCGCGCTGCGGTTGTGCTGGGCCTGTGATATCCGGGTGCGAGAGCAATTTACTGCCGAACTGTCGGGCATTGCACGAAAGAACCTGGTAGCCTGGGTATTGTCGGTTGTTCGCGCCGGGCTGGGTTTCGATGATGCCCACCCGGTGACTCTTCCAGAACTGTGCTGGTGGCTGACGATCAATAAGCTGGCCCACGTCATCCCGGAAGCGGTAGCACGCAAGGTCCTGCGTATCCCGGCTGAGAAATTCCAGTCGGTGACGCGTGAGGCTGACATTGTGCCGTCGGTACCGCCCACCAGCATGGTGGAGGAGGCCGTTGAAAAGGTGCTGGCGCTGCAGGTGGATCCAGAGACGCCGGAATCCTACATGCTGAGGCCGAAGCGCCGACGCTGGCAGAACGAGAAGTACACCCGCTGGGTAAAGGCGCAGCCGTGCGCATGTTGCCAGAAACCAGCAGACGACCCCCACCACCTGATCGGCCACGGCATGGGTGGGATGGGTACCAAAGCGCATGATTTGTTCGTGATCCCGCTGTGCAGAGCGCACCACGATGAATTACACGCTGACGCAGTGGCATTTGAAGCGAAATACGGCACGCAGCCGGAGCTGCTGCTGAAAACATTAGACCGGGCGCTGGCTATCGGCGTACTGGCGTAATTTAGTGGAGAGAGTTGATGCGCGATATTCAGAAGGTTATGGAGTTGTGGGGCGGGTGGGCTGCAAGCGATAGCTCAGGCGTGGATTACTCACCAATAGCTGCTGGATTTAAGGGATTGCTGCCGCAAACAGGTAAGTCCCGGCTTTCTTGTACAGATGATGACGCTTTGATTATTGAGGGTTGTCTGGCCCGGCTGAAGAAAAGAAAACCGTACGAGCATTCACTGCTGGTTGCACATTATCTCTATGGCATCTCAAAGCGTAAGATTGCCAAAGCGCACCAGAAGGATGAAAAGCTGATCCGTATAGAAATACAAATGGCCGAAGGCTTCATAGACGGATGTTTATCAATGCTAGATATTAATATGGATATGGATTGAATAAGGAATAGGCTTGAATGGTTTTACTGCATTCAAGCCTTTCTTTTAAATTAATGATAGGGTTTCAAAAACATTTTTTAAAGGCTTTATGAAGTCATGCATAGTGTAGTCACTTCTGATTAAATTTAATGCATGTTTGTCTAAAGCTTCTTTTTCTTCTTGTTTTACCGGGAGAATGTCATCAAAATCATGTTTTGATTCTTTAATTATCGTATAAAGCATTAAATGAGTGTGAGGTGTTTTATACATGTCTTGCAATTCGATTTCGAAATGTTCTATACCTAATATCTTCAAAGCTTCAATGAGAGACGTTTTAGATGGAAATTCAGAAAGTAATCGTCTGTCGGCAAAACAATAAAGATAAATACCTAATATTTGGATTAATGTAAATACAAATGTACGGTTGCTGCTGAGCCTGTTATGAGTTAATGCTTGATAGATTTGGAAATATCTAAAAAGCGTTTCAACTTCTCGAAGTGACATGCTTCTAATTGAGAGCAGTTCATATAATTGGTTATTGTAATCAGAGTTGAACTTGGATAATGTATTATCGCCATCGGCAAGGATTTGCCAATGGGTCATGGCTGTATGCCTTGCAGTAAAACCATCTGGTTTAAAATAATGAGGAAGTGTTACTGTATATTTGATAAATTTATCAAGATAGTTTTGTGAGTCGATAGTAGACCCATAGGTGTGATTTATGGCAGATCTAAGCTGCTCTAAATTAGTTACTAATATAACTTTTACATTGGGGATGTCAAATATATGCTTGACCTTTTCCAACAGCAATACAGAGTAACTTGGCCTGCATCTGTCTAATTCATCGATGATGATTATTATTTTGTGTATCTTAGCTAACTCTTCAAGTTTATCTTTCAATGCCTTTATATTGCTCTCGGCATTTATATGCTCCTTTATTATGTTTTCAATCGTTCCATCAATGGCAGCATTACTTACATTTTTCACAGCATCTTGAAATTCTTCAGCTAGCACATCCGCATCCTGCTTCAGAACCCAACCGGCACCTGCTTTCATGAATGTTTTTAGGCCAAATTTTACAGCGGGCACCATTTTCTCAATTAAAGCTTCCTTTTGTTTTTCTGGAAGTTCCTTTGCTATAGCTGCTGTTATTGTCAATAACGGGTCTTCACAATGATCTTCTTTGAAAGCGTCGATGTAAATTACTTTTTTATCCGTACTTTCATCTGAAATTAATGAACATAATTTTTTACTGAATTCTGTTTTACCTGTCCCCCATGAACCGTCGATCACCATAGGGGAAACATCAACCGGTGCGTCCATCAACTTTAGAATTTTTTCGGCTATAGACTTTCTGAGGTACTCATCACGATTTTCAAATTTTAGTGTCATAACAGTTTCCTCGTAGCAATAATTTTTTTAAAAAAACTAACGCGGTCCGCATTTTACCATGTATCGTGATAAGAGTGGTCACACAGACACGACGCTTATCCGTTTAAAACCTCGCTCCGGCGGGGTTTTTTCATTTCTGCGCCACGCTCGGCGCAATTCAACCACAGAGCCTTTCAGGGGTGAGCCATAGGGAACGGTCGGTGTGACTGTCTCTGTGGGCTGATCATTCCTGAGCGCTGGCTCACCCGCTAAAAGGAAAGTCACTATGTTCGGTTTCGGTAAAAAAGCCCGTAAAGCAGTAAGCGACATCAAAAAGTTCGAAAAACGCGATCTGGCGCAGGCAGTGGTTAACGCTGCTTACCTGGTGGCTTATGCAGATGGGGAATGCGAAGCATCAGAAAAAGCGAAGATTGAGCAGGTGCTGCGTAATCAGCCATCACTGGCGGCGTTCACCTCTGAAATCAATGCCATCAGCGCAACGATAGTCGGTCAGCTGGACACCAACTTTAAGATTGGTCGCCGTGCTGCGCTGCGTGAGATTGAAGATGTTAAGCACGACACACGCGAAGCTGAAGACGTTCTCGATGTGGCTGTGGCCATCGCAGAGGCTGATGGTGAAGTAGAGCCAGAAGAGCGCAAAGTGCTGGAAGAGATCGCTAACGTCCTCGGCCTTCGCCTGGAAAACCATCTGTGATCGGCAATCTGCGCTGGGCCGCTGCCGGGGTGCTGTTGTTCCTGATCGTGGCCATCGACTTCACCAGCAAGATGATGTCGATTCTGGCAGATGGTGTGCTGGTGGCTGGAGTGATTGCTCTGCTCTGGCCGCTGATTAAATCCAGTAAATAACACTGTGCAAAAGGTCGCTGCCGGCGGCCTTTGACAGAGTGCATTTGGTTGCCTGCTGGTGGCCACTCTTTAACTCCTTCACACAGCACTTCCGACCCCTAAAACGGAGGTGAGAGAAATGCTACGAATGAATACCCAAAACGGATTCTGGTCTTATTTCTGGTCAGCTATTACAGGATTCTTTGCCATGTTGACGCTGCAGGACGTTCTCTTTGCGCTGGGATTCTTAATCACTGGCATCTTTACCTGGCTGACATATCGGTCCAACAACAGGCGAAACCTTACAGCTGAAGAAGAAGAGCGCAAGCGTACTAAGATACTCGAAGCAGCGTATGCGCGGGGCGACGTCAGCAATATCCCAGAAGCTGCGAAGGTTGTCAGTGACATCGAGGCGGTGATGCAGCCGCAGGAGAAATAGCATGGCAATGTCTTCTGTACTGAAGCAGCGGATAGTTGCTGCAATCGCTGGCGGCGGCGGTGCCATTGCTATCGCGACAGTGATGGTCTCCGGCAAAGGCAGTCTTGAGGGACGTGAGTATGTGCCTTACCGTGATGTCGTTGGCGTTCTTTCCGTTTGTGATGGGCACACCGGCAGCGACATCATACCCGGTAAGCGCTACACCGACCGGGAGTGTGACGCCCTGACGCGCGCCGACATTACTCGCATCGCCCGGCAGGTTGATCCGCACATCAAAGTGCAAACCACGGATACCCAGAGGGCAGCAATCTATTCGTTCGCTTATAACGTAGGTGCGACAGCTGCTATCAAGTCCACGCTGCTGAAGAGACTGAACGCCCGGGATTACGCTGGCGCGTGCAACGAACTGAAGCGCTGGATTTACGCTGGTGGCATAAAGTGGAAAGGGCTGATGAATCGCCGGGATGTTGAATATCAGGTTTGCACGTGGAGCCAGAAATGAAGATCCGCTACGTGATTGCCCTCTGTGCCGCGCTCTGCGGTTTAACGGGACTGTTCAGCTGGCGATCCGGGTGGAGCGCTCACGCAGAACACATCAACGCCCTGGCCGCCGATAAGCGTGCCAAAGCAGAGAAGTCGATCCAGCCTGTTGAGCAGAAGGCCGCGCAGGCCAGCGACGAAGGCCGCATCATCTACCGAACCATAACCCGAGACGTGGTGAAATATGTCCAGGATCCGAATCGTACCAGGTGTAATTTTGATGATGAGTCTGTCCGGCTGCGGCAACAGGCTATCGACGCTGCCAACTCCATCAGCGGATTTGATGCAGGAGCCGTGCAGGGCCAGTGACGCTGGCGCCAATAGCGACGAAGATCTGCAGGCCGATATCGAGACTGCTGAATGCCTACGCCAGCTGCGGCTTAATACGTATCGCTGGCAGGCCTGGTATAAAGCGGTTAAGTGAGCAGCCCCAGGCGCTTTAGAGTAGAGCGCCTGATGATGTTCCCCACTCTGCACAACACGGTTAGCCACGCTGTGAAGCGTCGCGAAGCTGGCCTTTCAACCAATAGGTAAATCAATGAGCGAAGCTAAACCTCAAGATGGCAGCACTGTTAAGGGCTACCGCACACTAACCCCTGGCGATATTGAACGCATGAACCGCCTGAAAGGGGTCAGTCGTCATTTTTGCAGTCTGCTCGATACCGAACGCGGAGAGCTGCTGGCTGTCCGTAATGGCCCGGCGATGCTTAGCACTGAGCAGGCACGCGAGATTGATGACGCCCTGCGCTGCCTGTCGATCGCACGTACCAAAATGCAGGAAGGCTGTATGTGGTCCTGTCGTGCGGTTGCACGCCCTGACGCTGACTGCTAAGGGCAACTCAAGGCGTTTTCATGGCAGAACGCCTGATGATGCTCTCTACACTCGCACAGCAATTCGATTAGTTCCGTTATTAAGCGTTGCGACGAAGATCAAATAGTGAATACAGTCTAAATATTTGCCCAATGTTAAGTGTTAGCATCAAGTCTCTTTTAAAATGGAGACGCAAAATTATGATTACACACGCAATCATTAAGCAAAAATATCGTGAGACTGTTGAAAAGCGCCAGGAGCGGAAAGCAGAGCTGCAGGATGTGGCAGCGAAGCTTCTTCAAAAATATAAAGATTCGCTTTCTCTGCCCTCAGAGGCATGGCTAGACGCTGGTGGAATTCCAAGAACCTATGTAACCACAGGGATTAGAAACGAGAGGGGACTCTATCAGCAAAAATCTCTATCTTCCCTTACAACTGATGATAATCACTCACTTACGTTTATAATTTCAACAACATTAGATGAACTTGAAGGTGGCAACATCGCATCTGCCGAGGTAGCTATATCTATCTACAAAGAATCTGGTTCGTATTATGTGCTGGTTGGTAATGAGAGACGCTCTTTTAGAGTGGTGACCATAAATGCGGCGGATGCTTTTGACAATGTATGCGACGCTATAAAAAGTACAGTCCTATCATGCTTTGCAGATGAAAGATTGGATTGGTAAAACTTATCAGGTTCGATAATTAATTAAGGCCGTCTCCGGACGGTTTTTTTATAGCCAGCACTATAGGCAGATCTATCTTAATGGCTATAGGGGATAAATCGTAAATATACCCTATAGGGGATAAGCGCAGCCTCGCTCACGCGGGGCTTTTTTATTGGAGCCAACAATATGCCTGCAGCTATCCCTCGCGCCTGTCGTAAGCGCGGGTGCTCTGGCACCACCACTGACCGTTCCGGCTACTGCGAAACCCACCGTAATGAAGGATGGCAGCAGCATCAGCGCGGACTGAGCCGCCACCAGCGTGGCTACGGCAGTAAGTGGGACATCATCCGCGCCCGCATCCTTAAGCGTGATCGACACATCTGCCAGCAGTGCCTGCGCAACGGCAGGCCACGCCCTGCGGAAACGGTCGACCACATCATCCCGAAAGCTCACGGCGGCACAGACGAAGACAGCAATCTCGAATCGCTGTGCTGGCCATGCCATAAACGCAAGACCGCGACGGAGAGAACCCGATGAGCTATACGCGTTGCACCTACTGCGGCTCGACGCTGCACACCGTAGCGAATTGCCCAAAGACATGGGGTGGCTCAGCCCGCCGTGCGAACCTGCGCTGCGGTTACTGCGGTCAGTCAGGCCATAACTCCAGCGCCTGTCCGCACAATGCCAGTAGCGCGCGGCGACGCAACCTCAGTGATGACTTCCATCTCGACTGATGTAATGCAAAATGATTTCAAATGTAATCATCTTGATGTGAATGATAGCAATTCTCACTACCGGGGGAGGGCGGGTCAAAAGTTCAGGCACCTGCCTGCTGAGGACCGCCGCCTCAGTCAGATTTTTACACCCGCGAAAAATAAAATTTAACTGGAGCGTCTATGGCTGGAGCGACGGGCCGATCCGGACGCCGCGCCAAGCCGACTGCCCGGAAGTTGCTGGCAGGCAATCCGGGTAAGCGCGCCCTCAATAAAGAAGAACCCTCCTTCACACCCATAACCGGCGTTGACCCGCCCGAGTGGCTCAGCGAATCCGCTGCGACAATGTGGAGAATGGTCTCTAATGAGCTGTGCGCGCAGGAGGTTTTGTGCGCCACGGATTTACACAACCTCGAAATGTTTTGTGTGGCCTATGCCAACGCCCGCGCTGCGCAGGTGGACGTTGCTAAAAACGGAATCACCGTAACCGGCGCAATGGGCGGTGTGATCAAAAACCCGGCGCTGACCGTGCTGAATGAAGCAATGCGGCAGATGGCCTCCTTCGGAGGCATGCTCGGGCTGGACCCCAGCAGCAGGCAGCGTCTGATTGGTGGGAACAAAAAACAGTCGGACAACCCCTTTAAAAACCTATGACGCGCAAAGCCTACCCTAACGTGAACGCCGCAAATCAGTATGCCCGTGACATCGTCCGGGGGAAAACTGTGGCGTGCCGCTACGTCATCGATGCGTGCCAGCGGCACCTTGATGATCTGGCGAAAGAGAAAACGAAAAAGTTTCTTTACCGGTTCGATAAAGATCTGGCGGAAAAGGCGGCAAAGTTTATCCAGCTTCTGCCGCATACGAAAGGCGAGTGGGCCTTCAAACGCATGCCCATCACCCTAGAGCCCTGGCAGCTGTTTATCGTCTGCTCGGCGTTCGGCTGGGTACGCAAGGGCTCGAAGCTGCGGCGTTTCCGCGAGGTTTATACCGAGATCCCGCGTAAGAATGGTAAGTCGGCGATCTCTGCAGGTGTGGCATTGTTCTGCTTCACCTGTGACGACGAGTTTGGCGCGGAGGTTTACTCCGGCGCGACGACGGAAAAGCAGGCGTGGGAAGTGTTCCGCCCGGCGCGCCTGATGTGTAAACGCACCCCGGCGCTTTGTGACGCGTTTGGCGTGGAGGTTAATGCCTCCAACATGAACCGGCCGGAAGATGGTGCCCGTCTTGAGCCGCTGATCGGCAACCCTGGCGATGGCGCTTCTCCGAGCTGCGCCATTGTGGACGAATATCACGAACACGATACCGACGCGCTCTACACCACCATGCTGACAGGTATGGGCGCCCGGCGTCAGCCGCTGATGTGGGCCATCACCACTGCGGGCTACAACATTGAGGGGCCGTGCTACGACAAGCGCCGGGAAGTTATTGAAATGCTGAACGGCACGGTACCTAACGATGAGCTGTTCGGTGTGATTTACACCGTTGATGAGGGTGACGACTGGACCGATCCGGCGGTGCTGCGCAAGGCGAATCCCAATATGGGTATTTCTGTCTACAGCGATTTCCTGCTGAGCCAGCAGAAGCGGGCCATGAACAACGCCCGCCAGGCCAACGTTTTCAAAACCAAGCATCTGAACATCTGGGTATCAGCCCGGGCGGCTTACTTCAACCTCGTCAGCTGGCGCAACTGTGAGGATGAGACGCTGACAATAGAGCAGTTCGAGGGGCAGCCTTGCTACCTCTCATTCGACCTGGCGCGAAAGCTCGATATGAACAGCATGGTGCGGATCTTCACGCGTGATATTGATGGCAGGCGGCATTATTACTGTGTAGCGCCTAAGTTTTGGGTGCCCTATGACACGGTATACAGCACCGACACCGATCATCAGCGTACTGCTGAACGCTTCCAGAAGTGGGTGAACTCAGGCCATCTGGACGTAACCGAAGGCGCAGAAATCGACTACCGCGTCATCCTGGAGGAAGCGAAGGAGGTCAACCGACAGAACCCGGTAGAGGAATCTGCCATCGACCCTCACGGAGCCACTAACCTGTCCCACCATCTGGCCGATGAGGGTCTCAGCCCGATAACCATCGTCCAGAACTACACCAATATGTCGGATCCGATGAAAGAGCTTGAGGCGGCGATAGAGGCCGGACGCTTCCACCATGACGGCCATCCCATACTGACATGGTGTATCTCTAACGTGGTGGGCAAGCACCTCCCTGGTAACGATGACGTTGTGCGGCCCATTAAGGAGCACAGCGAGAACAAAATCGACGGGGCCACTGCCCTGATCATGGATATAGGCCGGGCCATGCTGCCGGAGACCCGACAGGATCTTAACGGCTTCTTTGAAAATCCCATCATGGTAGGTTTCTGATGAAGAAAAATAAGCAGCCGGGCAAGGTAAAAAGCGCCTTGCTCAACTGGCTGGGCGTGCCCATCAGCCTGACTACCGGAACGTTCTGGCAGGAGTGGTATGGCACGAGCAGTAGCGGCAAGGTGGTGACTGCAGATCGGGCGATCCAGCTTTCTGCGGTCTGGGCCTGCGTCCGGCTTCTGAGCGAGTCGGTATCCACACTGCCGGTTAAGATTTACACCCGGCAGGCTGATGGCTCGCGCAAGCTGGCGCAGAATCATCCGGTTTACCAGGTGCTTTGCCGCCGTCCGAATCTGGAAATGACGCCGTCGCGCTTTATGCTCATGGTGGTGGCTAGTATCTGCCTGCGCGGTAATGCCTTTGTCGAGAAGCTGTTTATCGGCAATAAGCTGGTGTCGCTGGTGCCACTGCTGCCCCAGAACATGGTGGTGAAGCGGCTGGATACTGGAAGGCTGGAATACACCTACACCGAGGACGGCAAGAAACGCGTTATCTCCGAAAAGAACCTGATGCACATCCGGGGATTTGGCCTTGATGGTGTCTGCGGCATGATGCCAATGATGACGGGTCGTGACGTGATCGGCGCGGCGATGGCCGTCGAAGAGTCTGCTGCAAAGATTTTCGAAAATGGCCTGCAAAGCTCGGGGTTTCTTTCAGCTGACGCGGCGCTTGATAAGGATCAAAGAGAGCGACTTCGGGGCTATATGCAGGCCTTTACCGGCTCTAAAAACGCCGGAAAAATTATGGTTCTTGAGGGCGGACTGAAATATCAGAACGTCACCATGAACCCGGAAGCCGCGCAGATGCTTGAGTCTCGGTCGTTCAGCATCGAGGAAATCTGTAGATGGTTCCGCGTGCCGCCTTTTATGGTCGGTCACACATCGAAGCAGAGCAGCTGGGCATCGAGTCTTGAGGGGATGAACCTCCAGTTCCTGACCCACACGCTGCGCCCGCTGCTGGTGAATATCGAGCAGGAGATCTCTCGTTGCCTGCTGAATGGCGAAGAGGACCTCTTTGCTGAGTTCTCAGTTGAGGGCCTGCTGCGCGCCGACAGCGCTGGCCGGGCTGCTTACTACACCAGTGCGCTGCAGAACGGCTGGATGTCCCGCAACGACGTACGCCGCCTGGAAAACATGCCACCGATTGAGGGCGGCGATCTTTATACGGTGCAGCTCAATCTGACGCCACTTGAAGACCTGAAACAAAACAGTCAGGCAGCACAGGCTTTCGCGCTGCGACAGGTTCATAACCACGTATTCCCCGACATCCCCTTCGAACAGTCCCCGCTGAAACAAGCGGCTTAGGAGCATCCATGACAATTAAAAGCCTTCCGGCGGCGCCGGAGGGGCGACCTTTTGCGCGCGAAAAACCTGACCTGCCAGCGGCGGCAATGGAGCGCTGGAACGGCGGCATCCGCGCCGCCCGGGACGGTGACAATAGCATTTCTATCTTCGACGTGATCGGCGCGGACTACTGGGGCGACGGGGTGACGGCCAGCCGCATTGCCGGGGCGCTTCGCTCCCTTAATGGTGCTGACGTAACGGTAAACATCAACAGCCCCGGCGGCGACATGTTCGAGGGCCTTGCGATTTATAACCTGCTGCGCGAGTACGAAGGCAGGGTCACTGTGAAGGTGCTGGGCCTGGCAGCGTCGGCGGCGTCGGTCATCGCGATGGCCGGTGACGACGTGCAGATCGGGCGCGGTGCATTCCTGATGATCCACAACTGCTGGGTTTACGCGATGGGCAACCGTCACGACCTGGCGCAGATCGCCGCTGACATGGCGCCGTTTGATAACGCCATGAGCGATATCTATCAGGCGCGCAGCGGCCTCGATGCCACTACGGTCAACAGGATGATGGACGGCGAAACTTATATCGGCGGCAGCGAAGCGGTGGAGAAAGGTTTTGCTGACAGCCTGCTTTCTGCCGACGAAATCGCGGACGATGACGAAAGCCCAGCTGCAGCGCTGCGTAAGCTCGATGCGTTACTGGCGAAAGCAAACACCCCCCGCTCTGAGCGGAGAAAACTTCTTAAAGCCTTATCAGGCAGCACGCCGGGCGCTGCTGTCACCCCTGACGGTACGCCGAGCGCTGCCACCATCGAAAACGAAACTATAGACCGACTGGAAGCCGCACTCAGCGGCCTGAAAGCGGCTGCCCAGTAAAAACGGAGATGTTATGTCTGATGTAAATGAGATCCTGAAAAAAGTTAGCGCCAGCATTGAAGAGGCGACCGGCAAATTTAATGCCAAGGCAGAAGAAGCACTGAAAGAAGCAAAGAAAAACGGCGAGCTGTCAGCGGAAACCAAAGACACCGTCGACAAAATGGCAGTGGAATTTAATGCCCTGAAAGATGCTGAAAAAACGCTTAAGGCGGCGCTCGGCGAACTTGAGCAGCAGGTTGCTCAGATGCCGCTGGCCAACGCTGCAAAGATTATCGAGACCGTTGGCCAGACCGTTATCAGCAGTGAAGCGCTGAAAGCGTTCGCGGCAAGCGTTGAAGGCGGCAAGCGCGTCAGCGTGCCGGTGAACGCCGCGTTGATTTCCACGGATGTCGCCACCGGCGTGGTTGAGCCGCAGCGTCTGCCGGGTATCGACACCGCACCGAAGCAGCGCCTCTTCATCCGGGATCTGATTGCTCCGGGGCGCACCTCGGCGCCAGCCATCTTCTGGGTGCAGCAGACCGGATTCACCAATGCGGCGAAAGTCGTGCCGGAAGGTACCGCCAAACCGTACAGTGATATTCAGTTCGCCACGCAGATCACTCCGGTGACCACCATCGCGCACATGTTCAAGGCGTCCAAACAGATCCTGGATGATTTTGCACAGCTGCAGTCCACTATCGACGCTGAAATGCGTTACGGCCTGAAATATGTCGAAGAGCAGGAGATTCTCTTCGGCGATGGTACTGGCGCGCACCTGAAAGGCATCGTCCCGCAGGCGTCTGCTTATGACGCTGCCTTTACCGTTGAGCAGCAGAACGGCATCGATGATCTGCGCCTCGCAATGCTGCAGGCGCAGCTGGCGCGCTTCCCGGCTTCCGGCCACGTCCTGCACTTCATCGACTGGGCGAAGATTGAACTCACCAAGGATACGCTGGGCCGCTATATCCTGGCGAACCCGGCGGCCCTGACCGGGCCAACCCTGTGGGGCCTGCCGGTGGTGGCGACCGAAGCTGCCGCATTCCAGGGCAAGTTCCTTACCGGTGCATTCAACGCCGCTGCCCAGCTGTTCGACCGTGAAGATGCCAACGTGGTGATCTCCACTGAGAACGCCGACGACTTCGAGAAAAACATGATCTCGATTCGCTGCGAAGAGCGCCTGGCGCTGGCGGTGAAACGCCCGGAAGCTTTCATCTACGGATCCTTCACTGCGCCTGCTGCTGGTGGCGGCGCGTAATCCTTAACGGCGGCCTGCGGGCCGCTTTTCGTTTTCCTTTAAGGAGACAGCCATGAAGCTGATCGCTATCAAGCCCATTTACTTTGAAGGCAATGTACTTACTGAAGGTACTGAGTTCGAGACGCTGGAGCAGCATGGTCGCGAGCTGGTGGCGCGCGGTTATGCCTCAGAACCCGGCGCCAAAAAACCGGGACCGGATAAAGACCCCGATCCAAAAGGAAAAGGCAAAGGTAAGTAAGGGGCGCGCATGCTGACTAAAGAGCAGGTGAAGCAACACTGCAATATCGAACAGGATTTCACGGAAGACGACGCCTGGATCGATACGGGCATAAAAGCCGCGGAACGTTACGTTGAAAAATGGACCCGCCGTCGGCTTTATGAAAAGGCTGATGATCCGCTTTATATGGCCGATCCTGACGCTCTGCTTTATGGCGAGGATATCGAAATGGCTATGTTGATGCTGATTGCCCACTGGTACACCAACCGTGAAACGGTCAGCACCGGCAGCACGACATCTGCGCTGGCTTTCTCTACTGAAGCACTCCTTCAACCCTACCGGATTTATGGCCTATGAAAGCGGGACGTCTACGGCGCAGGGTAACCCTTCAGAAACCGGCAACCGGGCGATTACCGTCCGGACAACCTGCAACCGGCTGGGTGGATGTTGCTTCGGTTCGGGCAGAAGTCGTGGATGTATCGGGCCGGGAGATGATGGACGGCGGCGCAGAGTTGAGCAGCACCACAACCCGGATCTGGATGCGTCGTTATCCAGGCATTCCCGTAACCACGGGATGGCGAGCCGTTCATCTGCCGCCTACCGGAGGCGGTGAGATATATGACATCAAGTCGGCTATCTCAGCAGAGAACGGCACCAGGCTCGAATTGCTTTGCGAGAAGGGGGTGAAACAGTGATTTCAACGAGTCTTGATTTTTCGGGTCTGGCCGATATCGCGAAGGATCTGGAGACGCTCAGCAGGGCTGAAAATAATAAGGTTCTGCGTGATGCCACGCGTGCTGGTGCAGAAGTTCTGCGACAGGAGGTAGAAGATCGTGCGCCCGTCCTTACCGGGAAACTGAAAAAAAACGTGGTGGTGGTGACCCAGAAGGGTCGCCGTCGCGGCGAAATCGCTTCCGGCGTGCATATCCGGGGCGTTAACCCTGACACCGGCAACAGCGACAACAAAATGAAGGCCAGCAATCCGCGCAACGCTTTTTACTGGCGCTTCGTTGAACTCGGTACATCGAATATGCCTGCGCACCCCTTCGTTCGCCCGGCATTCGATACCCGGCAGGAAGAGGCTACGCAGGCAGCGCTGGCCCGCATGAATCAGGCCATTGATGAGGTGCTGGCGAAATGACAGAGGCTGACATCTATCAGCGGCTCAGTGCGCTGGCGGGCGGAAATGTTTTTCCGTACGTTGCGCCGCAGGGTACCACGGCGCCGTGGGTGATTTATCTGCTCCCGGGTTCAGTCAGCGAGGATGTTTTCTGCGGTCCGGCAGAAACAGCAAGCACGGTTCAGGTTGATGCCTGGGCCTCGTCGATTGATGATGCCCGGGCGCTACGTGATCAGGTTAAAGCGGCTCTGGCCGATCTGCATCCTGTCGGACTAAACGAGATTAACGGCTACGAGCCGGATACCGGACTTTACCGGGCCACGCTTGAAGTTCAGATCTGGCAATAACTCCACACTTCATATTAACTCTGCCGCCTCCAGGCGGCTTTTTTATATCCGGAGATCACTATGTCCTCTAAGTATGAAAAAACGCAGGGTACGAAAATTAACATTTCGGAAAATCCTGCAACCGAACCAAACCCCATTGGCGCCACCTGGCAATCCATCAACTGCTCGACCAAGGAGCTTAGCTACACCGGTGGGCAAAAGTCAGACATCGACACCACCACGCTATGTTCCACCGAGCAGGAAATGACAAACGGCCTGGCCGCGCCAGGTGAAATGACAGTTTCCGGGAACTGGTCTGCTGATGAAGAGGGGCAGAACACATTACGCACCGCTTACGACACTGATACGCTGCACGCTTTTCAGGTGATCTTCCCATCCGGCAACGGTTATGCATTCCTGGCTGAAGTTCGTCAGAACAGCTGGAGCCTGGGCACTGCCGGGGTGGTGACCGCATCGTTTACGCTGCGCATCAAAGGTAAGCCCGTCCCGATCGTTCCGGCACCTTCTGCAGGCTAATAACAGCGGCGAAAGCCGCTATTCCTGATTACAAACTGAGAAAAAATGAAATGGGAAAACAGGTTTCACAGAGTTCACTTCGCTCGCTCGCGTTGGCACCTATGGCAGGCTTTCGCACAAAAATCGTCACCGTTCCGGAGTGGGAAAACGCCAGGGTAAAACTGCGTGAGCCATCAGCGCAGGCCTGGCTTGAATGGCAGCAGGTGCTTAATCCGATGCAGGGAGAAAGCGAGCCAGAAAATCTGACGGCGGCAGAACGTGCGCTGCGCAACAAGAGCGCTGATGTGGTGCTGTTTATTGATGTGCTACTGGAGGAAGATGGCACGCAGGTCTTCAGCGAAAAGGATAAGCCGCAGGTCGAGCAGTTCTATGGCCCAGTGCACTCCCGCCTTCTCAAGCAGGCGCTTGACCTGACCACTTCGGCGGCCGAGGTGGAAAAGCCGTAAGCCAGCCCGGCACGTTCTTCCTGATGACGCTGGCACTCCGTATGGGGCGCACTCTGCATGAACTGAAGCAAACCCTGACGGCCAGAGAGCTGCGCATGTGGATCGAATTTGACCGCATCAATCCCATCAGCGATCGGCGCGGTGATATTCAGGCGGCGCAGATTTCCGCTGCTGTGCTCAACTCGCAGGGCGCTAAGGTAAGCATGGATGATGTCATCCTCCAGTGGAATGCGCCCGAACAGGAAGAAAGCAGTGCCGGGCTGGAGGGGTTCTTTGCGGGGCTTGCGAGCTAGTCCAATTTAACAATGTGTTGCCTAGAATTTTGTCTTAACCCCGAACCCTGATAGTCTTTGCATAATTAACGATAGGGGAGAAAGATGAGACCAATACTGTTTATTCTCTTATGCGGAGTAGCTCTTGTTGGCTGCAAGCCCACAGAAAAAGATTTTATAAAAATTGGCGAGAGCTTGGTTCGGGATAGCCTAAAGGATCCTGATAGCGCTAAACTAGAAAGTTCTTTTCACTCCTCTGGTGAAAATGATGGATATGTTTGCGGCCATGTTAATGCTAAAAATTCGTATGGCGGATATACAGGCAAAAAACCGTTTTATGTATATATCGACACAGCTGATGGGAAACTAAAAGATCATGGTGCGGTTGTAATTGCCAATGATGATGATATTGCAGCGCAAGAAAAATATAGTTTATTCTGTCAATAATTAACACTGAAAACATAAACCCGCTTCGGCGGGTTTTTTATTGGGTGAAAAATGGCTACTTTGCGCGAACTGATAATTAAAATTTCAGCTAATTCACAATCATTCCAAACTGAAATAGCTCGTGCTTCGCGCATGGGGCAGGACTATTACCGCACCATGCAGAACGGTGGCAGACAAGCTGCGGCTGCTGCAAAGGAGAGCGAGAAAGCTTTATCTGATTTAACTGGTGGTTTTGCGAGTGTAGGAAAAGCGGCCGCGGCGGCTAGCGCAGCATTCGCTACAGGTAAGTTGGTTCAAATTGCTGATGAGTGGACATCCGTTAACGCGCGTTTAAAACAGGCTTCCAGCTCCACGGACGACTTTACCAATTCGCAAATGCAGCTGATGCAAATCAGTCAGCGCACGGGAACTGCCTTCTCAGATAATGCCAATCTCTTCTCGCGGGCTGCAGCTTCGATGCGGGAGTTTGGTTATGACTCTTCGGACGTTCTTAAGATAACAGAAGCCGTTTCTACAGGGTTGAAAATATCTGGTGCAAGTGCCGAAGAGTCTGGCTCTGTAATTACTCAGTTTAGCCAAGCACTAGCGCAAGGGGTATTACGCGGAGAGGAATTTAATGCTGTTAACGAGTCTGGGGATCGCGTTATCAGAGCCTTGGCAGCCGGAATGGGGGTTGCGAGAAAAGACCTCAAGGCGATGGCGGATCAGGGTCAGTTGACGATTGATAAAGTTGTACCGGCGTTGATAGGTCAGCTTGATAATCTTCGCGGTGAGTTTGCTTCAATGCCTCAAACTGTCTCTGGCTCAATGCAGAAAGTGACTAATTCATTTATGGCATGGGTGGGGGGCGTAAATCAGGCTACTGGCGCTACAGATGCTTTGTCCGGGGGGCTCAATGGTTTAGTCGGTGTTCTTGATGGGCTGACTCGATCAGGAGTGAGCGGCGCGCTGAATGATATCGCTGATAACATGTCCACAGTTACTACTGTGGCTGGTGGACTGGTGGGTATTGGCTTAGCGAAATACCTCGGCGGAATTGTTTCAAGCGCTACCGGGGCTACGGCATCATTGCTTTCTGCTGCAAAAGCAGAAGTAGCTTTGGCTGTCGCGCAAGATAAGGCTGCTCAGTCGGCTGTTGCAGCCTCTCGCGCGGAGGTGTATCGAGCTCAGCAGGCATTAAAATCCTCCCGCAGCGCGGATGTGCAGGCTGCGCAGCATGAAAAAATCGCTATTGCAGAAACCAAAGTCACCGCAGCACAGACGCGGCTGAATGCCGCTCTGGCCAGCGGAACCGCAACAGAGAGGGTAAGAGCTCGCGCAGCATTGGATAGAGCTCAGTCAGGCCTTGCTGCTGCAAGAAATGCAGACGCACAGGCCGCCGCTGAGAAAAGGCTGGCATCTGCTCAGAATGCACTAAAACGCAATCTTGACGGTAGGGTCACCTCACAGAGCAACCTGAACAGTGTGACATCGGTAGGCTCACGCCTTCTGGGAGGCGCTCTGGGATTAATTGGAGGGGTACCCGGCTTGGTTATGCTCGGTGCCGGCGCGTGGTATGCGTTGTATCAGAGTCAAGAGCAAGCCCGTAAATCAGCTCAGGAGTACGCTGCAACAATTGACGATATTCGTATAAAAACCAAGGAGATGAGTCTTTCCGAGGTTTCCGATAGTCAGCAGCAGACCAAGCGAGCGCTAGAAGAACAAAATAGGCTGATTGCAGAGCAAGAAAGTAAAATTGCTGGAGTTCGGCGAGAGATAGCTGGTTACCAACAAATACTTGCCAATCCAGGGCCAACGATTGGCGGCTATATGGTCAATCATTTAACAAGTATTGATAGCGCAACTAGTGGATTAACCGCTGCTACAGAAAGCCTTGCAGTTGAGCAGGAAAGATTGTCACAACTTCAGGGGAAATCTCAAGAAATACAAGCGGTGCTCGAAGGGCAAGAATATAGAAGAGTTTCTCTTTTACGTCAGCAAGCCGCGAGCCAGAACACTGCTTACCAATCCTTGCTTATGATGAATGGGCAACATACTGAATTAAACCGGCTTCTTTCCCTTGGTAATCAACTGCTTTCTTCCAGAAGTTCTTTAGTTAATGTTCCGCTCGCCCTTCCACAAGATCAAGTTTCTGATAAAGATAGAGATACCCTGATCTCAAAACAGCAGCAAGCGGAGTTAGCAGCATTAACAGGCCTCGCCAGGGTTCGCAAGCAGGCTGAATTTGATCTGCAGAAAATGGGACGAACTGGACCGCAGAATTACGCTTACGCGTCTGATTACACCAAGGCGGCCGAGGAAGAATACAACAATGCGCAGCGCGTAGCCGATGCTCAAAGATCTCAGGCAGACGCTACACGAGATGCAGGCAAAGCCGCTCGTGAGGCAACTCAGCTAGCAGAGCAGTACAGCCGAAAAATGGCAGACCTGAGTATCGCTACCGAAGTGCAAAAAGTTCGCGCTACGCAGGGCGAGCAGGCAGCTGAATTATTTGCCGCATCTCATGAAAACGGTACTAAGTGGAGTGAAGAGCAGCGAAAATCTATTGAGGCCGGAGCCGTGGCGCTGGCCCAGTGGTCGCAAAAAGCCGACGAGGCGGTACGCAAACAGCGTGATATGACCGACGCGCTTAAGGATCTCAAAGATGCTGCACGCCGGTATCAGGATGAAACAGTACTGAATGCTAAAACGTCAGGGATGGGGAGTCGTGATCAGGATCTGTACCGTGAACAACAGGAAGTAGAGCGAGTCTTTGATAAAACGGATAAAGGCGCAGAGGCTTTTGCAGCCCGCGCTTCGGCGCTGGATGCGCTTGATAAAAAATATCAACAGGCTAAAGCCAGCGAACTGGACTGGCGGGCCGGTGTAAGCGCGGGACTGTCTGACTGGATGGATAATGTCAGCAATATCGCGGGCACGGTTTCACAGGGTATTACCTCTACTATGGACAGCGCTCTGGATAACGTAGCTTCTATGCTTGTTCGCGGAAAAGCAGACTGGAAAGAGTGGGGCCTGTCTGCACTGGAGATGATCGCGAAGGTCAGCCTGCAGATGGCAGCAGTAAGCGCGTTGGGCGGATCTTCTTCTTCGGGCATCCTGGGCACACTGGCCAGCAGTGTGGCGGGAGCGTTTGGCGGAGGTGCCGCTGCTGGCGCAACACCATCGGGGCCTTATACCGCCGCTGCAGGCTCGCTCACATTCAACGCTAAAGGCGGAGTATACGACTCTCCTTCTCTCAGTGCGTTCAGCAACAGCATTGTGGATACGCCGACATTCTTCGCCTTTGCTAAAGGAGCGGGCGTCATGGGCGAGGCGGGGCCGGAGGCGATCATGCCGCTGACCCGCGCCGCTGATGGGTCGCTGGGTGTGCGGGCTGTATCTTCAGGCGTGAATAATGCAACAGGTTATGGCAATACAGCCATCACTGTTCACGCTCCAGTCAACATTACCCAGGATGGTTCTGCAGGTGAAATCAGCAATGCCAATACCGCCAGCACAGCCCGCCAGCTTGAAGGTATTGTCCAGAAAACTCTTACCGATCGCCTGAGGAAAGAAATATCGCCAGGCGGCATCCTCTATCGCCGCTAAGGAGCAATATGGCAATCGACACTTTTACCTGGTGCGTCCGCATAGGGCCTACTGGTGCAAATACTGTGGACACGCTTCAGGCGCAGTTTGGCGACGGCTATAAACAGGTGGCTGGTAACGGGATCAACATCGACGCCGAAACCTGGAATCTGGCATGCAATGGCGATGTGGCGACGATGAAGAAAGTGCGCGATTTCCTTCTGAGCCATGTCATCAAATCGTTCTGGTGGGTAAACCCGTGGGGCGAGCAGAAGCTATACAGGGTTAAAGCTGATTCTGTCAGCCCAACATTTCCCCACGGTGGCTTCGTAGAGTTGTCATTTGTGTTTGAACAAGCCTTCGGGCCTTAGTTATTCCTCCTTTTCCAGGGCCGCTTACGCGGCCTTTTTTATGGGCTGAATATGAGCTTTACGAACGACGTACAGAAACTGGAGCCGGGTGAACTGATACAGCTCATCGAGATCGACGGCACCGAATTTGGCATGGATACCGTGCTGCGCTTTCATGCCCACAATATTGCTTCTGCAGGCTGGGCCGCATTCGCGGCAGACAACCTGCCTGCCATTATCTGGCAGGGTCAGCAGTACGACCCTTACCCTTACGAGCTGAAAGGCCTGGAGCTGTCCAGTACCGGAGCACAGCCCACACCCACGCTTTCCGTGTCGAACGTTGGCAATTATGTGACGGCGCTATGTCTCGAGTACGACGACCTGGCGAGGGCGAAGGTGAAGATCCACACCACGCTGGCGAAATACCTGGACGCGGCCAACTGGACAGCCGGCAACCCGAACGCCAGCCCGGCGGACGAGCGCGTGCAGCTTTTTTACGTCAATGCCAAAACCGCTGAAACACGGGTGCAGGTCGACTTTGAACTGTGCTCACCCTTTGACATCCAGAACCTGCAGCTGCCCACCCGGCAAATTACGCCGGTCTGCACTTGGTGCACGCGCGGCTGGTACCGCACCGGCACCGGGTGCGACTACAACGGGAACCGTTATTTTCTCAAGGATGGCACCCCCACGGATAACCCGGCGCTGGATATGTGCGGCGGCCAGATACAGGACTGCGAAGCGCGGTTCGGAACCGGTAACCCGCTGCCGTTTGGCGGCTTCCCGGCGGCAAACCTTCAGGGTAAATAACCATGCGAAAAAAACTGATGGATGCGATCCGCGCTCATGTTGCCGCGGAATATCCGAACGAGGCGTGCGGCGTGGTGGTGCAGGCCGGACGGGCGCAGCAGTACATTCCGTGCCGGAATATCTCAGCAACGCCCACTGAGGCCTTCACGATCTCGCCGGGGGATAAGCTGGCTGCATCGGAGCAGGGAGAAATCATTATGATTATCCACTCGCATCCTGATGTGGTGCAGCTTGTGCCGTCCGAAATGGACAGGGTGCAGTGCGACTGGTCCGGGGTGGAATGGGGCATCATGAGCTGGCCGGACGGTGATTTTTGCACGCTGGCACCCCGTGAGGACCGGGACTACGCCGGGCGGCGCTGGGTGCTGGGATTTGCTGACTGCTGGTCGCTGATCCGTGAGTGGTTCCAGCGTGAGCACGGCATTACCCTGGGTGATTACTCGGTACCGTACGAGTGGTGGGAGCAGGGCGAAAATCGCTACGACGATAACTGGGAGGCAGAAGGCTTTGTCCAGGTGGACCCTGCTGATATGCGGCCCGGCGATATGATCATGATGCGCATACAGGCGCAGGTAACCAATCACGCGGCTGTTTACCTCGGTCATCACGAGCACCAGGAAAACATCATACTGCACCATAATTTCGGCAGCCTCTCTGCCCGGGTGCCGTACGGCAAGTATTACCGCGACCGCACCGTTCGTGTGGTCCGGCACAGGGATTTAATGAATGCTGAAAAAACTGATTCTTGAAGGCCACATGGCTAAAAAGTTCGGGCGTGAACACAAATTTCACGTTGAGGATCTGCGCGAGATGTTGCGGGCCATGTGCAGCCAGGTTCCCGGTTTTAAACGCTACCTGTCAGAAGGACATATGCAGGGGATCCGCTTTGCCTTCTTCAATGGCAAAAACAACATCGGCCTTGACGAGTTTGACATGACCCGCGGCGGTACGGTGTACCGGATTTCGGCCATTACCGAGGGCTCAAAACGCGGCGGCGTGCTGCAGATCGTTATCGGGGCGGTGGCTCTCGTGGCCGCGTATTTTACCGCGGGTGCCTCGCTGACGGCGATAGGTCTGAGCACGGCTGCCGCAACCGCGACAACAACAGCCCTGACTGGACTCGGTCTGTCGATGATGCTGGGCGGAGTGGTGCAATTGCTTACCCCGCAGCCGAAATACAACGTCGGTGCCTCGTCCAGTACGGACAACAAACCCAACTACGCCTTTGGCGCGCCGGTGAATACCGTGGCTGTGGGTTATCCGGTCCCCGTGCTTTTTGGTGAACGCGAGATCGGCGGGGCAGTCATCAGCGCGGGGATCTTCTCCAGCGACCAGCAGTAGATTTTATTGCAGCTACAGGCCACCTCCGGGTGGCTTTTTTTATGGGTGAGATATGCGACTTCTCGAAGATGAAACTCTTATTCAGGGACATAAAGGCGGTGGCGCTAAACAGCATACCCCTGTTGAAGATCCTGATGACCTGCTGTCGACAGCAAAATTAAAAATGCTGCTGGCGATCGCTGAAGGTGAAATCCAGGGTGAGCTGACGGCACAGAACATCTTCCTAAACGACACCCCGCTGGCGAACGCCGACGGCAGCTACAACTTCACCGGCGTGAAGTGGGATTTTCGCCCGGGCACTCAGGATCAGGACTACATTCAGGGATTGCCTGAGGTCGACAACGAAATGTCGGCCAACGTGACAGTGACCACCACCGCGCCGTGGACACGCCAGTTCTCTAACCTGATGCTGGATGCCGTGCGTATTAAGCTGAGCCTGCCCGTACAGTACACCTATAAAGACAACGGTGATATGGTCGGCACGGTCACGGAGTACGCTGTCGATCTCTCGACTGATGGTGCTGCCTGGCAGACGGTGGTTAACGGCAAATTCGACGGGAAGACAACCACGGAATACCAGCGCGACCTCCGCATTGATCTGCCAGCGGCCACTACTGGCTGGGCTGTGCGGGTACGTCGCATCACGCCTGATTCCATCGGGAACTCAAAACTGATAAACGCCTTCAAGGTGTTCTCGTTTGCTGAGGTGATCGACAGCAAGTTACGCTATCCGAATACAGCGCTGCTGTATATCGAGGTGGATGCCAGCCAGTTTACCAGTGGGGCCCCTAAGGTAACCTGCAGGCCGAAGGGCAAACTGGTACGTGTCCCGGACTCCTACGACCCGGTTACGCGCACCTACAGCGGCACCTGGTCCGGTGGCTTCAAAATGGCCTACACCAACAACCCGGCCTGGATATTTTACGATCTGGTGCTGGATGAGATTTACGGCATGGGCACCCGCATCGATGCTGCCATGATCGATAAGTGGGAGCTGTACGCCATTGCGCAGTACTGTGACCAGAAGGTGTCGAACGGGGCGGGTGGTACCGAGCCGCGCTTCACCTGTAACGTCTACATCCAGAGCCAGCAGGACGCCTACACCGTTCTCAGCGATCTGGCGGCGATATTCAGGGGGATTACCTTCTGGGGCAACGACCAGATTTATGTGCGCGCGGATGTGCCGCAGGATGAGGTTGATTTTACCTACCATGCCTCGAACGTGATCGACGGGTTGTTTACCTACGGCGGCGGCAGCTACAAAAACCGCTACTCGTCTGCTCTGGTGTCCTGGTCTGATCCTCAGAACCATTACAGCGATACCGTTGAGAGTGTCTACGATTCCGACCTGGTGAAGCGGTACAAAGTCAACCAGATGTCGATGACGGCGATTGGCTGCACATCCCAGAGTGAAGCGCACCGCCGGGGTCGCTGGGCGCTGCTGTCTAATGCGCGCGACGGAACGGTGTCATTTGGCGTGGGGCTGGACGGTTATATTCCCCTGCCTGCGGAAATTATCGGTATCGCAGATCCATTCCGTGCCGGCAAACAGAACGGCGGGCGTATCCGTGCAGTCAGCGGACGTAACGTAACGCTTGATCGTCCTGCTGACTACGCCGCCAGCGACCGCCTGGTGGTCAACCTGCCGGACGGCAAGGCGCAGACGCGGACAATTGCGTCCATCAGCGCGGACAAACAGACGGTGACGGTTACCACCCCCTTCAGGCTGCCGCCTGAGTCCGGCGCAGTGTGGGCCATCGACAGCGACAACCTGGCTATCCAGTATTTTCGTGTGACATCCATCCGGGCGAACGACGACAGCAACGGTGGTTTCACGATCACCGCGGTTCAGCATGACCCGAATAAATACCGCTATATCGATGACGGTGTGCGCATTACCCCGGCGCCGGTCACCGTCACGCCGGTAAGCGTTCTTCCGGCACCGAAAAACATCACCCTCACCGAAACCGACCACATAGAGCAGGGACTTACCGTTGCCACCATGAATGCTTCCTGGGATCGGGTGGATGGTGCTATCCGGTACCAGGCGCAATGGCGCAAGGATAATGGCGACTGGATAAACGTTCCGGTGAGCAGCGCCCAGGGATTTACGGTGCAGGGGATTTACACCGGGAGTTATGAAGTGCGGGTGCGCGCGCTGAATGCTCAGGATTCAAGCTCGCCGTGGGGTTATGCTGACACCACCTATCTTACGGGCAAAAACGGCAGGCCTGGAACGCCGCAGGCACTGGCCGCCACGGACGATGTTGTCTGGGCTATCGACATCACCTGGGCTTTCCCGGATGGCTCTGGTGATACGGCATACACCGAAATTCAGCGCGCCACCACCGAAGACAAGGCTAACCCACAATTACTGGCGCTGGTGCCGTATCCGGCCACGCATTACCAGCATGGGCCGATGCGGGCGGGCGTCAGCCAGTGGTACCGCGCGCGCCTGGTGGATCGTATCGGCAACACCGGAGACTGGACAGAGTGGGCGGCAGGCCAGTCCAGCTCTAACGCCGGTGATTATCTCGACATGATCGGCGACACGATTGAACAGACCGAGGGCTATAAAAACCTCGTGTCGGACATTGCCGATCTGGGTGAAGATATCCAGTCGGCGCGCGACGACATCACCGCAGTTACGACAGAGTCGGCGGCGACCAAAGCTGGCCTCGCACAGGAGGTCACGGACCGTAAGAAAGCCATCTCCGATCAGGCCGCGGCTCAGGGCCAGGCGCTGCTGACTGAGAAGAACGAGCGCGTCGCGGATATCAGCAACGTCAACCAGACGATTCAGACCACCACCGACTCGCTGGCGCAGCAGATTGGGCAGATTTCTGCTGGCACCGGTTCGCAGTTCGACCCGGCAAAAATCTGGTACTTCGATTCGACGGTAGAGGGCTGGACCGGGAACGGGACCCCGACCATCGTTGACGGCTGGATACGCCCGGCGAACCATGCCACCGATCCGTGGGTGCAGTCTCCCGGTTCACTGGGTGTTAACTCTTCGTCCTATCGCTTCGTTAAACTGCGCATCAGGAAGTTCGGGGCGCCGGGCTGGGCGGGGCAGCTGCGGTGGCGGGGGCTTCAACGACACCAATATGGTCACCGTCGCCGAGCCTGCTTATGACGCGAACGGGATCGCCACGCTGGAGTTCGACAATATCCCCTGGCTGACTGAAGCCACGATGAATCAGTTCAGACTGGACCTGTCCACCAAACAGGACGCGACGAACTATTACCTGATTGACTGGGTGGCGGTCGGACGGCCAACACCGGGGGCCGGGATGGCGGCGCTGCAGCAGGAGACGACAGCCCGTGTTGCTGGCGACCAGGCGGAAGCTACGGCGCGCGAGACGCTGGCGACTCAGATCCGGGGCGGCTATACCGGTGACGATCCGTCAAAACTGGCATCGGGTCTGCTGTACACCGAACGCCAGGCGCGCATCACGGCGCAGGAAGCTGAGGTGACGGAGCGGAAGAAGCTGGAATCGACCGTAAACGACAACCATGCCGCTGTGACCCAGGAACTGGCAACGCTGACAACTGAGCAGGATGCTCAGGCCACCACGCTTTCGGGCCTGCAGGTGACTGTCGGCAAAAACACCGCCGATATCACGACGGTCACTAAAGCCGTTGCTGACAACAACAAGGCGCAGACCTCCGCGCTGGCTGCGGTTAAGGCCACGACTGACAAGAATACGGCGGACATCAGCACGGAAGCCACGGCCCGTACGGATGGTGACAGTGCGCTGGGCCGCCGTATCGACAGTCTGAAGGTTGACGTGGACGGCAACACGGCCAGCAGGGATGCCGGTATTGTTGGCAACGTCACCAATGCGCTCGCCAACTTTATGGCGTTCTCGGATCAGCGTGTCACGTTCGCCGTTGGCGAAACGAAAACGATGGCCGAGATCACCGAAGCCCGGAAGACTGCAGCGGATGCTACCAGTGCCGTGGCGGAGCAGGTCACTACGCTTAAGGCCACGGTAGAGCAAAACGGCCAGACCAATGCTGCAGCCATCACGCGCATTGATAAAGCCGTTACGGATTTATCAAGCGCAACGGCCATCAGTATTCAGCAGGTCACGGCTGCAATTGGCGATACCAATGCCAGTGTGCAGACGACCAGCGAGGCTGTTGCTGATATCAACGGCAAGCTCTCCGCGCAATGGGGCGTTAAAGTCCAGGTGGAGGCGAACGGTGTTAAACGCATCGCGGGTATTCAGCTGGGCATTGACGGTACAGGGGCATCAAACTTCCTGATTTCTGCCGATACGTTCGCGGTGTATAACCCGACGACGAACGGGCAGGAGCTGGTGTTTGCTTCGACCGGCGGCCAGATGTTCATGCGTTCGGTGTTCAT